GCTAAAGACTATGCCGAATATAAGTTTCTATGTGGTGAGATTAGAGGGCTCACCGCTGTAGAGATGTATCTACAAACCCTCGCAAAAAACTTGGAGCATGACGATGAGTGAGATAGTAATCGCTACAGAAAGCGGTGAAACATCCGTACTACCTGAAACACAAGAAGCGAAAGCAAACCAATTACCAGAACCGGTGGGCTATCACATCCTTGTGGCTATACCAGAATCAGAAGACAAGTATGACAACGGTATTTTTAAAGCCGACGAGACTCGCCGTTACGAAGAAGTTTTGGCGACAGTTTTCTTTGTTGTGAAGATGGGACCTGATTGTTACAAAGACGAGAAACGGTTTCCGAGTGGAGCTTGGTGCAAGGTCGGTGACTTTGTATTAGCGCGACCTAATTCAGGTACACGTCTAAAGATTCATGGACGCGAATTTAGGTTATTAAACGACGACTCTATAGAAGGGGTTGTTGATGACCCACGCGGTATTTCACGAGCATAAGGAGACATAAATGGCTGAATACGAAAAAGATGAGTACAAGTTCCCCGATGAAATTGAGGCTAAAAATTCGCGGGATGACGATGATGATGACGACTTTACTGTTGTTATCGAAGATGACACGCCTGTAGCGGACCGTAATAAAGAGCCACTTCCTAAGGATATTATTAATTCTTTGGAAACCCCAGAAGATGGTGGTGAGTATCCTGATGAAGTAATTACGAAGTTCAAACAATACAAGCGCGCTTGGCATGACGAGCGTCGGGAGAAAGAGTTAGCCCGTCGTGAGCAAGAAGAAGCTATTCGTATGGCCCAAGCTATTTTGGACGAGAATAGGCGTCTTAAAAACACTTTGGTATCAGGCGAACAAGAGTACATCGCAACGGTTAAAACGGCTGCGGATACTGAGCTTGAGATGGCTAAACGTAGCTACAAAGAAGCGTATGACACGGGCGATACCGATAGTATTATCGAAGCCCAGCAAAACTTGACTAATGCTAGTTTAAAGGTAGATCGGGTAAGATTTATTCGCCCTACTTTACAAGCAGAAGAAAATGAGGTACAACTACCAAAAATACAACAAGCTGACAAACCAGCCCCTGTTGATGAAAAGTTCGCGAAATGGCAACGCCGTAACTCCAATTGGTTCCATAAGGACGAGGAGATGACGGACGCTGCAATGGGATTGCATAAAAAGTTGTATCGAGAGTACGGCCCTGAATATATTGGTACTGACGATTACTACGAACGGATTGACAAAACAGTCCGAAAGCGATTCCCAGAAGCCTTCCCCGACGCCGACAGAGACGCGTCCGAGTCACAGCGAACTCAAAAGTCACGACCTAGTTCAATTGTTGCGTCAGCTAAACGGAGTACTACTTCGAAGCAAGTCAAATTGACCCCGACACAGGCATCGTTGGCAAAGAAATTTAGACTAACCCCGGAACAGTACGCTCGCGAAGTTCTTAAATTGGAGAATCAAAATGGCTGAAAACAGATTGAATCGTGAACTAGAAGCCCGCTCGCAACAAGAGCGGCCTAAACAATGGGCCCCTGCTGAGCTTCTCCCTGAACCGGATAAGCAACCGGGCTTTGGCTATAGGTGGATTCGTGTCGCTGCACTGGACAAGGCTGATCCGCGTAATCTCTCGGCGAAATTGCGCGAAGGCTGGGAACCTGTAAAAGTGTCAGAGCAACCTAAGTTTCAACTATTAATCGATCCGAATAGTCGCTTTAAGGACAATATTGAGATCGGTGGATTGTTACTTTGTAAGACACCATTGGAATTTATTGAGCAGCGTACTACACACTACCGCAATCAAACCGATGCGCAGACTACAGCAGTAGACAATAATTTTATGCGAGAAAACGACCCACGGATGCCGCTCTTTGCTGAGCGTAAATCTTCAACGTCGTTTGGTAAAGGTTAACAACTTATTAATTTTAGGAGTTCAAATATGGCTTACCCAACAGTTTCAGCCCCGTACGGGTTTAAACCGGTAAATCTTATTGGTGGTCAAGTTTTCTCGGGATCGACGCGTGACTATCCGATTTCGTACAACTACAACACCAACATTTTTTACGGTGATTTTGTACAACTAACGAATGGCTATATCACCATTCTGGCTAATGACATCCCCGGTGCCGCCGCAGTTGGCGTGTTCTTGGGCTGCTATTACACGAACCCGACGACTAAACAACGTCTGTTCTCACAGTATTACCCTGCTAATACGACGGCTGGTGATATCACCGCTATCGTTTGTGACGATCCTGACACCGTGTTCCGCGCCGCAGTTACCGCTGCTACTACCGGTACCGCTATTGGTTCAGCTTCTTCGCTGTTGCTTGGTAAGAATCTTGGTGGTAACACCGCTACTGGTTCGCTGACCACGGGTAACTCCGCTGGCGGCATCATCGGTACGACCCCTGCCACTTCTACGGGTAACTTCCGTATTATGGAATTGGTCCCTGATACCCAAATCAGCAGCTCGGCAACGTATGTGTCTGGTACTGGCACTACCACGCTGACTTTGGCTGGCCTGACCATCGGTCAAGTTATTCCAATCGGCACCGACATTTTCAATGTCATCGGCGGTCAACTTCAGTTTACTGGCTCGTCCACGACTGCTGCTACCACTGTTGCATCGACTACGTCACAGGCACTGACTGTTACTGCATCTACGGCTACGATTAGTACGGCTAACGCGGTGGCATTGGTTCAAACCCCAGAAGTTCTCGTTAAGATTACTTTTGGCTCCCACCGTTACTACGTGGCTTAATATAAGGAGCTAGATAATGGCTATTTCACGCGCACAATTACTTAAAGAGCTGCTCCCGGGTTTGAACGCCCTGTTTGGTATGGAGTATGCAACTTACGGCGAGCAACACAAAGAGATTTACGAAACTGAAACCTCTGAGCGTTCGTTCGAAGAAGAGACCAAGCTGTCTGGCTTCTCCGCTGCACCTGTTAAAAACGAGGGCTCAGCCATCGCTTATGACAATGCACAAGAAGCATGGACTGCTCGCTACAACCACGAAACCATCGCTCTGGGCTTCTCCCTGACCGAAGAGGCAATCGAAGATAACCTGTACGACTCACTGTCGGCTCGTTACACGAAAGCTCTGGCTCGTGCTATGGCTTACACCAAGCAAGTTAAAGCTGCTAACACCCTGAACAATGGTTTTAGCGCCGCTTACACTGGTGGTGATGGCGTGGCTCTGTTCTCGTCGTTGCATCCTCTGGTTTCTGGTGGCACCAACAGCAACATTCCTTCAACCCCAGCCGACTTGAACGAGACTTCCCTTGAAGCCGCCGTTATTCAAATCGCCGCATGGACTGATGAACGTGGCCTGCTGATCGCCGCTAAACCAAAGAAACTGATTGTTCCACCTGCGTTGCAATTCGTTGCTACCCGTCTGCTGGAAACCGAACTCCGTGTCGGTACCACTGATAACGATATCAACGCAATCAAGAACAACGGTTCCGTTGCTGAAGGTTATACGGTTAACAACTTCCTGACCGATTCGAACGCATGGTTCCTGACCACTGACGTTCCTAACGGCATGAAGCATTTTGTCCGTTCGCCACTGGCTAACTCAATGGATGGAGACTTTGACACGGGCAACGTACGTTATAAGGCTCGTGAGCGATATTCCTTTGGATGGAGCGATCCGCTCGGAATGTACGGTTCCGCCGGAGCATAAGCCAAAAGCTAGTGTTCATGCGGGTTTAGAGGGGGCTTCGGCCCCCTTTATTTATTTGTTGTTTTTATTTGTAAGACCATGTATATTACCTGTGTCGTAACTCAGGAGGATATATGGAATACCCTAAAACACGTAAAGAAGCACAAGCCATCGGCGCAACGCACTACTTTACTGGCGAACCCTGCAAGCATGGGCATATCGCGCCACGTAAAACTAAAGGCGTTTGCGTTGAGTGTTTAAAAATTGAATGGGGTGTTACTAATACCAAACGGAGCTTAAAACCAAAATCTGAGGCTTCTAAAGAAGCTGGGCGGCGGTACTACGAGCGCAATAAAGACATGGTAAAAGCACGGGCAAACGCCCGCACCCCAGAAGAAAAGCAACGCTGGAAACAAAAACACAAGGCTACTAACCCCGACTATTACAAAACATTAACTAGCCTGCGGAAACGTCGCCACCGTAACGCTACCCCGGTATGGCTCTCCGCGACGCAAAAAATGGAGATTCGCCAGCTATATCAAATAGCCATTACGATGTCTAAAACTACGGGGGAACGGTATGTTGTAGACCATATTATCCCGTTAATATCCCGTGAAGTTTGCGGCCTACACGTACCTTGGAATTTGCGGGTAATCACTCAAGAAGAAAACCTAAAAAAGTCAAATAAGATGCTTGACACCCCCATAGACACCTAGTATAAGATACTTAATACCGGGGTAATCCGGTGCACCAAACAGCCCCCGGCTGATGACATGCAAATTGGCGCACTTAACTCGCATGTGAGGAATTTATCATGGGTTTCGCTACACACCTTGGCCCTTGGCTGCTCGGTACTGTTAAAGACACGACCGGCACCACTGCTGGCACCGTTCGCAATACTGGCGCGACTATCGTTGCGCAAACCACCAATCTGACCGCTGCACAAGTAGCTGGTTTGACCGGTACGCTGGGCTTTATTCCAGCAGGCGCGGTTATCACTTCCGTGCAATTCCTGACCACCACCCTGTTTGCTTCGGCCACTACGCTGAAAGTTACTATCGCAGGCGTTGACGTGGCTGCTGCTTCGACCATTACGCTGGCCGGTACTATCGCTGTGGCTCCTGCCGCTACGTTTACCCCAATCCAAGCTAACGTGGGGACTACGGATGCGGCTGTTACGTTCACTGCTACTGGTGCTTCGGCTACTGGCGCGGTTACGGTAATTATCGCTTACGTTGTACGTGGCTCTGACGGTTCTTCTGCTCCGACTGCTTTCCAGAACTAATTAAGGAGGCATCACTATGATGCAGACAGACGTTAAGGCCGCTACTTGTGGCGCTGGGGCTACGACCGTATTTAACGGTCCTGCTCGTGTGAAGGGTTTAACAGTTAGTTTTGCTACTGGCGGTACAGTTGTTATCGCTGATGGTACGACTACGAAGTTTACCTACACCGCCCCAGCCGCTGCCGGTACGATCAATATTGTTATTCCCGGCGAGGGTGTTAGGTGCGATACGAGCGTCATTGCTACGTGCACAAGTTCTACTGCTGTGGTGTTCTATGGCTAAGAAAACTCCCTCTCTTGCTGTCGGTCGTGGCGAAAAGCTGCCCGTCAAGCAGGGGGCGGGGCTTACCGCCAAAGGTCGCGCTAAGTACAATGCTGCAACTGGATCAAACCTAAAGGCTCCACAGCCCGAGGGTGGCCCACGTAA